TATTGCTGGCCTGTCGTGCGGCTTCTTCATCCGATTCACCATCTGCAATAAATTCAAAATTGACTTCACCGTTGGGACACAGTCCTTTTGTGATCACTGCGGTAGCGTAATCCACTACTGGTTTCACACTAGGGTGAATATAATCTATGCCGTTTACAGGCGCAGTAGAATCAGTGACAGCAAGGCACAGATAATGATAATCGCTTGCTCTATTGATAGCATTCTTGGTTCCTAGGTAGCGTAGATAGGATGCCATTTTCACATCCATCAGGTTTTTCATACGCACAAAGTTGGCGTTGATCTTACGGTTTTGGTTGATATCATCAACGGGAATATTTTTTATGTCCAGCACGGTGGTTTTCCTAATCTGTTGTGTTATTTAGCGGTCAGGGCTAAGAGGGGGGTCAATGCAGGATTATCTTGGGACGATTCACTTCCACCAAGTGACAGGCTTGACACGCCACAGGCTCTTCATCCTCTGGCAGTTCATATATTTCAAACGGCACATGTGCTGAGGTCAGCGTGTGCCGCATTGCGTTCATATGACTCTCACACAACAAGGTGGCACCTTGATCATCTACCACTGCTATGTGTGTGGCATTAGGAACAGAGTTCCAGGCTTGTCCGTATTCATCCGTTGTTTTCATGTTAGTTTGCTGTGTAGGCTCGTTTCCAAGCAGGTTTTGAATTTTCATCACGTTGAACATATCTATCGCGTTGTGCGGCCATGCGCTGAGCCGGACTCTTGTTGTCCCAGGGTTCGGCTATGCCCTGTAAACAAGCCAGGATGGCATAACGAGCAGAATCAATGCAGTCGTCGGGATCACTGAAGCGACCCTGTTGATCCACATAGTAGTTGCTGGCTTCTCTCAAGAAGTCCACACAGTTCTCGTTCACCATTAATGATCCCACTTCCAACATCTGTCGCATCTGGTTGATACCGTAGGACTTGTGATTGGTCACACGACCTTGTGGGTCTGGTGGATTCATGATGGCTCCATCTATCACGTTGAGTTCGTATTGCTCAAAGAGTTCTCGGATACTTGTGCTTGACATGGTGTAGCGTCCTGGTGTGGATGCATCAGCAGGTAAAACAATTGGAGTGCCATAAACTTCTGGACGTAATAGGTGGTTGATATACTGTGTGGGAACTGCTTCCTCAACTCCTTGAACCACAATCTGTCGATGCAACCAGGCTGACCGTTCATACGGATCCCAGTACATCAAACTGATAACTGTTTTGTCGTTTACTAGACCAAGGTCAAGCGCAATAACACGCTGAATGTTGGTCATTTCAGCAAACTTAAAGTCTCCTGACTTGTAGGTTGGCCAGTCACGAAGTTGGAACACAGCACCCTTGCCCATGATAGGTCGCCCTTGCATTCTGGCATCGCGTTCGTGTGGCAAGTAGTCCCGCTCCAGTTGTCTGCGTGTGGTGTTGAGCAAGAAAGGTTCACCCCATAGGTCATACTCGGGCACATCATCCCAGGACACACGAATGTAGTCATAACCTTCTTCACGGTTCCAAAACTTTGATACAAGACCATTCAAGCCTTTCAAGGGTGTGAAACTGCACAGGATCATGCCTTGTGTGGTGGCAGTTCGAGTAACTATCTCACTAAAGAAGTCATCAGGTGGTTGTTCATCAAACACAGCCAGGTCCAGTTTAAATCCTTGCAACTGTCGCACCTCTTGTGTGTAGTTGGCAAACAGCAGGTAACTCTTGCCACCTGATGTGTGCCGGATCTCAATACCTATACAATTGGCACCATCGCCACGCATGGTATCTTGAACAATGCAATCTCTGGGAATGGCTCCTGTGCCTAGTGCATCACGCAGTTTGACATCTGGTGAGCCCAGCAGTTCTTGTTGTAGCACTAGAGCAACTTGACTCCATCCTTCGCCTGCTACCATACAAGTTATAGGCTTGCGAAAGCGGTGTCCAGTCCACCACGCAGGATAGATGCCAGTCAAGTGCATGGCAGTTTCATAACAGGTGCTTACCGTTTTGCCAATTCTGTTTGCGGCAAGAATACCTCTACGGTCGCTAACTGTTTGAAAGAAACTTTTCTGGTGATCAAATGGTCTGAAGTACTTGAGTTGATTGGTGGCCATGTCATCGGCCACAGCAATGGCAAGGTCTCTCAAGGTCTCTTGAGATTCATGATCCAACAGGTGCAGGTTTTCGGGTGTGAGTTGATTGGCATCGCACACCCAACGTACCGCACGACGCATGAGCACGCCTGGGTCTAGCATTATCTAGGGCCATCAATGGGCCAGGTATGGCGCACTTGTTCTAGATGCCAAAGACTCTGTGTCAATGCTTCCAGTTCAAATGGTGTGGCTGACCATGTGTCGGGATTGCCCAGCACAGTGCCATCTGTTTTGTTCAAGCAGTGTTGCAAGCGTTCAGTTATGAGACGCATGGCATGTTCCAGTTGACCAGGAAAGCGTTGCAAAAAGGCCTCGCGATTTACTGCGTTGACCTTTTGCATTATCTTGGTTTCATCCGCACGCCGTGTTTCCACAGCGGCATTGATCATGCCATCACGCAGATTGTGATCAGCGGTCATTGGTCAAGTCCCAGGGATTCTGTGCCGCACGTTGGTCTAGACTTATAAACTCACGATCAATATAGCGTACCCATTGGTTTGAATCATTGTACTTCATGGTCTGCATCATGGCCTTGAGTCTGCGTCCCACAGGAGTCATTGTGCCGTCATCGCGTTGCACAATTTGTTCACCTGTTCTGGGGTCAGTCCATTTAATGATCTCGGGTCTCATACGGCCAAACTTGTCAATCTTTTCGCCGAATGGTTTGGGTTCAATAGGTCCCAGCACTTCATAGGTGATACAACCATTGCGATACTTGCGGAATGTGCAGTGCATCTTGACACCTCTAGCATGATACTCTGGATCCGAGTGTGGCACAAAGGCTGTGAAGAATTCGTTTTGTATGTCTTCACGTGCCGGGATGGTGGGATCACGTGGTGGCAGTTCTTTCATGGGTTCTTCTGGCACAAGGTCAGTCTTGTCTAGGTAAGGATTGCCTGAACCAATGTACTTGGGTTCCACAGGCTGACCATTCAGCACATCCATGGCCACTTGGTATTTGAGTTTGTTGGCACGACCTTTTAGGCTCAGCACCACACCGGTTTCATCAAACACAAAGCGTTCAAGGTCAGTGGCAGTGGGAAAGTCTGTCATCAAACCTTCGATATCGTATTCGGGTGAAGCAATCACTTCCACATGACTGGCACCTGTCTTTTCCAGATGCTCGACTGCTTGAGTCAAGACTTGAGTCTTGCTGGTGCCTTCTGACACAGCAATCTTTTCAGTTTTTTTCTTTGGGGTTTCTTGTGGGACATCGTCCCAGATGTTGCCGTCACCGGCTGGAGTGTTTTTGTTCATGTCTTTTCCTTTCTAAACAAATCAAGTTACCACCAGACTTCAATAGTCCTATTCCCTGGTGGTCCGAAATATTGATAGGCTTTAAGCGGGCCCTGGACTAAAGTTCTTAATAACCAGAAGTTGCGCCTAGTGCGCCACGACGGCCACCAGCACTCTTAACAGGCTTGGCACCGTTGCCTTTGGTGGGTCCACGACCCACATTGGTCGTGGTGTGTAAGCCTTCAACGGTCCGGTCACGGAAGCCTTGCATGCCACGACCACGTGCTGCCACGGCGTCTGTAATCATGTTGGCCAATTCAGATTTCTCTGAACCTGTGGAGGCCTTTTCGCTCACAAAGGTTGCACGTTTGGTGCCGGGATTCTCGTTGCCAGTTGTGGGACCACGCTTTTGATTAATAGCCCGGGCTTCTGGGTTCTTGGTTGATATTCTTGCCATAGTAGTTCTTTCTTATCCTTGGTAGATCACGCCAGGTGTCACATACACATTGCCTGTGCCAGAATGGCCTGCGGCTGAAATGTATAAAGGACCTGTGCGGTATTTGGAATCAATTGCCAACATGGCATAACCGTATGGTGGAATGATTGCGCCAATGCCGTTTGCACCGTTGGTAGGAACTGACGCATTGGTATTGTTGCTTTCGAAACTGTAGTTCACTGCCACAATGTTGGCTGAGTCTTCGTTTACACAATACAACACATTGGGCATACCATACTCATTGTTGCTCATTGTGATTGAAGTGTCAGTTGAATCATCAGTGTAGTAGATCACTGCTGATGGTCCTTGTGGGATGAATGGTATCATTGCTTAGTCCTTAATATTGGCTCTTGGGGCCAAAGTTGAAGTTGGTTTCACCACCGCGTGTGGCTGGTGTGCGTGAAGGACCTTCACGGTTAAATGTGCCACCGCCACTTTGTCCCATGCGGATCTTGTCTGGGTTGCCATGATAGTTTTGTGTTGCACTTGGATCCCATGTTCTAGTGCCACCAGGTGTGCGAACTTGTGCACCACCGTTGATGTAGTCTGGGTTCTTGATCTTGATGCTGGCAGGAAGACTGTCAGTTGGTGCCGCACGGTAAGCGTCTTTTGTCACGCTCTTGGTTGCACCTTTTTGGCCTGGAGCACCACAACCCCGATTACCCACTGTGGGGCCACGACCCATGTTGACTTCACGACCATCATTCATGTGACCGCTCCAGGTGTTGGTTTGGTATTTAGAACTTTTGGAGGGAGCCATTGACTCCATGCCA